CGTCTCTAGTTAGTTTCCAGCCGCTAAATATCTTAACATCTTCAAGATCAGCACCTCTAAGATCAGCACCTCTAAGATTAGCACCTCTAAGATTAGCACCTCTAAGATCAGCACCTCTAAGATTAGTGCCTCTAAGATTAGCGCCTTCAAGATCAGCACCCCAAAGTTCATCACCTTCTTTAACTGCCTGCTCAACTGTATATTTCAATTTTTCAGATTCTTTTACATCTTTAGGAACTTCACATTCATACAAAATTCCTTCTATGTATCTGTCTTTTATTTGTATTTTACCTGTCATCTTTAAAAACCTCCCTTACAGCATTCAATGCCATTTGCGTATTTGATACGCCCAAATTAGTTACACCCACAAAAAAATCACAATCGCCTGACAGCTCCCGATGCTTGATAGGTTTATGATTACTAAATCTAACTTTAAATTTTTTATCACCTTTAGTAACGGTTATATATTTTGAAAAAGTTCTACGAGCTTCGTAAATGTGTAATTTATAACCTTCTTTTAATAAAATTTCACTAAATTCAATCCATTTTGCCTTTGGATATCCCATGCCCTCAAACATTTTCCACTTCTTTTTTAAAATGCACGGTGTTAAATACTGGTTTGTCATTTTCCGTAACTTTTTAGCCATCACTCCCACCCCTTTTTTGATAGCTCATCAAGTGTGTACGATTTCAAGTTGTCCACCAGCTCCCTAGCAACTTCTAAGTCTTCTATTTCAGTTACAACTAAGTTTACTAAAAATATTTCGCCCAACAGATCTGCTATTTCTAAATTAGGTAGATTACTAGCATCAATCATTTCAATTAACTTGTCTCCAAGTTCTTTTTTTTGCTTGCTATAGTCAGTCATTATTTAGATTCCTTTATTTCAGTTTTATTATGTAACGGCTGTAAATCAGTTACTTTAGCATCGCGCCATTTTATTTCTGTATCAGAAAAACGCCCGTATTTACAATATCTACAAAACTCATATTCAACTTGTAAAATAAGTCTTCCGAACATTCCACTTCTATATCTGCAATTTCCTGTAAGGCGATTAATTTTCATTACTATTTCCTTTTATATTATTTCTGTTTTTTTCTTATTAACTCAGTTAAGGCGCTTTCATACTCTTTAGGGAAAAGTATAACAGGATTGTTTATTAAAGGGTTTATTGCAACCCTAAAGCCGTGATTAACGGCGTTTTCAAGTGCTTTCTTGCGTTCTTCGTTTATACCGTTTAAAAGCTTATGGGCTTCTTCTAACTTCTCAATTGTAAGTTCTGCATCTTCATTGCTTTCATTTTGTGTTGTTGATGTGTGTGTAAAATCCGACATTACTTAGACTCCTTTATTTTAAACGCTGGCTTTTTAGGCTTAATGGTTAAAGCCTCGGCCATTTCTTGATTAAATATTTCACCGCACATATCTTTTAATGCTGCAATTTGCTTGGTTTGTGGCTTCCACTCTTGTTTAAATGGAAAGTATGGAAGTTTAGACAAGCCATCGTCAAACTTATTCTTAAGCCTATCTATCGCATCTTGATCATACGATTCACTATACCCCGTTACTATTTGCAAATTATTAGGTAAATTATTAGTACCCTTATCTTGTAAGTTGCTTTTTGTAATTTCTAACAATTGCTTTTCTATTAAAACTCTATGTGCATTAGCTAACGTTTCTTTTTCTTTTGCTTGCTTCCACTCACTTACTAGTTGTGTGTATTCTTTATTATTTTCTAAATTAGTCATGATTGTTTATTCTCCATGTTATTAACATTTCCACCAGCCGCAATGTATGCCGATTCCGCAAGCTCTATTTGATATCCATAGCCGCCGATCAATGAGCTTCGTAAATCGCACCTTAATAATTCTTCGATAGCTTCAAATAATTGCGGCGCGGCATTACGTACGCGATCTTCTGATTCCTGCTTAGCTTTACGCTCCGATTCTTCTTTTGCTAATTGCTCAAGTCGTGCAGCCTCGACTTTTTCAGCTTCAATACGCTTTAATCTATCGCGTTCGCGTAAATCCTCTAACTCTTTGCGTTCACGCTCAATTTCAGCTTGCATTCTTTTTTCTTCATCCGCGCGCTTTTCGGCTTCCACAGCTTCACGTTCAGCTTGTAATTTAGCATTGGCCTCGGCTTGCTGTTTTTCAAATGCAGCTTTTTCAGCTTCAAATTTAGCACGCTCAGCTTCATCTTTTTTTCGTTGTTTTTCTAATTCTAATTGCTCTGCTTCATGAGCAACCTTCACATCATAACCCCTGTGCAGTTTGCCTCTTGCTTCTTCAATGACGTTGTTGGCATCCTCAGAAAACTCTTGAAAGTCGAATTCTTCATTAGCAAATTTAATAAACTCATTTATTAAATTGCCTATATCCTCTGACGTGTTTAATTCTAATGCTGATTCTGCAAATTCATTAGCTTGCTTAATTCTAGCCTGAATAGCAGCTATACGAGCATCTTCTTTTTCCTGAGCCAATTGCGCCAATCTATCCAATTCAGCTTTGTACTCCTTTATAACTATATCGTATGAGGATTCAATTTCACTTACAGGCTCGCTTACTCTCTTTGCTTCTTTATCAACCTTGCGGCCATATTCTAGCGCATCTGCCTTTAATTCTTTTCGCTTTTTTTCAATGGCAATACGAACCTTAGCCGGCTCCTTCCTTGCTGCCTCCACAGGCTTTATATCGCCATCAATCTTATACTGCTTCAAAACATTATCTCTAATATCCGACATTTCAGATATTTTTGCTTCTTTTACATTATATTCGATTAAGTTAATTGTCATAATATTAATTCCTATTTTTAATTATTTGATAATGCTCTGATTAAACTTGCAACCGCTTCTTGATGTTTGGGGTTTGTGATTTTTGCAAACATGCGCGACACTTCAATAGTTAAACGTCTGTGCTCTGTCTTGTCCTCTTCAACCACTTCTACAAAATGAGATAATGGTGTTTTTAAGGCTTTAGATAAAAGCGCCATTCTACTAACAGATATGCGGTTATCACCAGTTTCATATTTATAAAACTGCTGGTGCGAAACACCTATTTTTTCGCTTAACTGCTGCCTGGACAGCCCTTGTGCTATTCTCATAGATTGAATCGCTCTACCTATATTTTTATCCATAATTCTAGTTTCTTCGGTGTGTCGTGACATTACGCATTCCCCTCTTTATTAAGTTGTTTTAAATATTCTTTAGCCAATTTGCCAGTTTTAAAAGAGCCATTCCAATTTGGCTTAATTATGCATCTTGTTGCATACCACTCATTTTCGATATCCGGAGTGTATCCGTACAAGACTTCACGCCTTGTTATAAATCCAAGTCGTTTATGATTAACTTCTACAGTTAATACTTCTTCTGTGTATTTATGCATTATTTACTCCCTTACTTATTCAAAAACTTTGTTAATAATTGTTGTTATATACTCGTTATCTACACGCTTTATTTTTTTATCTCGCAAATGACGTATGATTTCCATGAAGTATGCTGAATCAACTCCAACCAGCTGATCTTCTAAAGTTTCTACATCGCATAGATCAATTTCATTTAACTGCATAGCCATCTTTAAGTACTGACCAGCGTTAATACTCCAGCCCCGTTGTATAAATTTTTTAGATCTAAATATTGAGCAAAGAGGGTATTTTGAGCCAGTGTAAAATAACTGCTTTGCAAGTATGCACTCTAAGGATTTAACATTTGTAATTAACTTATTATCCCACGATGTCCAGTAGTTTTTGCAATGCTCATAGTCGTAATTTTTGTGTATCTCATTAGGCTCTCCGGTGAATCTAATTATTATTTGAATTTTATTCCTTAGAGTAATGGCATTTGAAGTTATATATTCAGTTTTATACTTAGTGTCTTTATCTGTATTATTCTTTACAAAAACCTCTTGATTGATTGATTCTCCGGGTTCAGGGGAATTATTACTGCAATTTATCACGCCGCTTGAAGGGATGTATATTCTAACTCTATCCTTATCTTCAATCATTTTTAAGAAAAACGAATCAGAATCAGCTACTGTTGACCCTAGTTTTTCCTCAACGCTTTTAATTGTTGTGATTCCACCTCCTAAAACAAGCTCTGATCCGGTTGCTTCCTTTTCCAAAAAATATTCAGCGACTTTAAATGCAGCCTCCTTTGTTCTCAAGTATATATCAAAATCATTTACATCTTCACCTAGTAGCATTGAAGTTATGCACCCGCCTGTAACTATTGTTTGCTCTTTAAATATATTTTTAATGCTTTCGTCATCTATATAGCTAATAAAATCATCTATTTGTGCCTTGATGATTTTTTGGATAGTTTTTGTTTTCATAATAAGTTCCTTAATAAAAATTAAGCCTTCCATGTGGCGGTAGCAAATACCTTTCGCTGCTCAATGTATAATGGAAAGTATTATTGGTGTCAATAGTAAATATAATAATTTCTATTATCTTTTGTCTTTACTTATAAATATCAAAATGGCATACATAAATGCGTACGATAATTACAAGAGGATAGCTAATGGGAATATTTGAAGATAATGCGGCAAAGTATTTTGAAAATGGATACAACGTTTTACCGGTTGAGCCTAATAGTAAGGCTGTAAAAATACCAAGTTGGCAGCAGTATTCAGATAATAAGCAAGTATCGTGGCAAATAGATAGCTGGTTATCAGCTTATACCAATCATAACGTGGGCATACCATTAGGCGCTGCAAGTGGTATAATAGGGCTGGACTTTGATGATGATATGGATGGGTTGCATGAGGCTGTACAAAAATTACTGCAAGGCAGTTTAGTTAAGAAAAAAGGACGCAAAGGATTTACAGCATTTTATCGCTATAATGGTGAAGTTACAAAAAGATGGAGAAAAAATAGTAAAACAGTAGTTGAATTATTATCAGGCGGCACTCAAACCGTTATGCCACCTTCCATACACCCAGATACTAAAGAGCCTTATGTATGGCTAACAGAAGATACGTTATTTGATCTGCAAGCTGATGATCTTACATATCTGCCAAATAATTTTATAGAGCAAGTAGATAAATTATTTGGCTATAAAGAAAAGATAATTGATTATAATAATAAATATGAAGTTGGTGAGCTACCACAGCTATCAGATATAGAAGATGCACTATCTTATGTACCATCAGATGATTATGCAACATGGATAACAATTGGCATGGCACTGCAACATAACTATGGTGATGCAGCATTCACCGCATGGGACAACTGGTCAAGAAAAGCTCCTAATTATTCTGATAAGGGAATGAATTATAAGTGGTCATCATTTGGTAATTATGGGGGTAATGTAGTTAGTATCGGCACCATATTTCATTATGCCGTAGGTTATGGATATATAATTGCTCGTGAGCCCGAATTTAATATACCTGCTGATTTTAAGCTGATGGCAGGCAATGTAAATTTAATAACAGGTGAGGTAGAGGAAATTAATGATGCAGAAGTTCCTATTTCAAAACCCGAAGCGGTCACAAATTGTGATCGGCTAAGTGATGGTGGTGTAGAGTTTCCAAAGCATTTACTTGAGCGTGCCCCTGGTCTCCCCGGTGAAATAGCAGCGTGGATAAATAGCACAGCACTTAAAAGACAACCAGTGCTTGCGCTTGCGGCTGGTATATGTGCGGCTGGTACTATATTTGCCCATAGGGTTAGAAATGATTCTAATTTAAGAACTAACTTCATGATACTTGGATTAGCAGAATCAGGAGCTGGTAAAAACCATGCAAGAGAATGTATAAAAAGTTTATTTTATGCAGCCAACATGGAGCAATATACATTTGCTAAATTTGCTTCTGATAGTGGATTGATAAATGCATTATCAGATAATAATGGCGTAGGGCTTGCGCTTGTAGATGAAATAGGGCGTGAGCTGCAATCGTTAAATGCAAAAGGTGCTGGTGGGCATGAAACTAGATTATTAACCGCCATGATGGAAATATATAGTGAGGCTGGCTCTTATTATGATGGTAAGCGATATGCAGCAGCAGAAAACTTTAAAAAGCTAATACAACCATTGCTGTGCATATATGGCACTACAGTACCTAAAAGATTTTTTGATAGCATGACATCAGATGAAGCGGTTGATGGGTTCTTAGCACGTTGGTTGGTATTTCAAAGTAATGATATAGATCCACCAATGCAAAAAAGAGGTAACGTAGAAAATATACCTACAACACTTATGGAAAATATAATGTATGTCCGTAACATGCCTATACATAAGCCACAAGATGAAGGTAATAGCTATAGCGTGGAAGCTCCCATTCCATCCCCAAAAGTTATTGACTATAGTGATGCTGCAAAAGATATACTGCATGAATTTAGTAATGCGTGTAATGCTAACAGAATGGCAGAAATAAAGCGTGGTGGATTGCTAGCCCCTATATGGGCGCGTAGCCGTGAACATGCTATCAAACTTGCTCTTGTAGCACATCCATATAGAGATAGTGTAATAGATAGTGTAACGATGCAATGGGCGTGCGAAATGGCCATGTACCTATCACAAGTGGCAGTCAAAACCATTCAAGATAATGTTTCAGATAGTGAGCATGAAAAATTATTAAATAAAGTCAAAAGCGTTATTATAAGATGGTGCGGTAGAAATAATAATCAATATATGCCACATAGAATATTATGTAGCTATGTAAAATTTATCCGTGGTCGTGAGCGAAATGAAATATTGCAGCAACTTCACGAATCTGGTATCATTGATATTCAGGTAAATGAAAGCAAAAATGGGCAAAAAAGCAATAGCTATAAAGTCCTATAGCATTTAAGTGCGAGAAGCTTGTTGAAAAATGTTGACGCGCTCGTCAACAAAGCAACAGGTTGAAATATCTAGATAAATTTTACCTTTTCTTTAAGTGCACGACATGTTGACGATAGGCGGTATATCCGGTGAAGGGGTGGGGTGCGTCAACACGTCAACACGTTTTTATACACGTTATATATACAATACATACATATATATACTATATAATATATATCTATATATATTAATAACTTATTATTATTCATTTTATTTTAATGTAATCTTTTTTTTACTAAAATGCGCTTGACGCTTTTTTCAACATTTTTCCTGCACGTCCTGCACTTAAAATAGTTATTGATATATATAATAGAATGTATTATATATTGTTTGTGTTAGTAAAAATAAAAAACAATAGAGAATTAATAGGATATTAAAAATGACTAGGATTAATTGCGTACCTGTTGAAGAATTACATGATAAACATTTATTAGCTGAATATAGAGAATTACCGCGTGTATTTACATTAGCGCATAATGCGATTGAAAAAGGAAGCTGGGAAAGCCCTGCTAAATATGCATTAGGCACTGGACATGTTAAGTTTTTCTATAATAAATTAACATATTTAGCTATCAGACATATTGATTTATGCAACGAAATGAAGCGCAGAAAGTTTAAAGTAAATATAAAAAATATACATGAAAAATGGATTGTTTTTTTAAGTAGTGATTATTCAAAATATAAGAAGCTATGGAACGATTGGACACCAAATGAAAATGCTATAAAACTTAATAGGCAAAGAATTAACGAAAGATTAAAACAAATGAGGAATAAATAAATATGGCAGATTCAATGCCTAATAAAATAAATTGCCTCAATATGAAAATAAATTTTGAAATAGAAAGAGGCAAAACTCACGAACATGCCGCTGAAACTAAAGAAGACAAGGCATATTGGAATGGCGTGCAAGCCGGAATAAATGCGATAAGGGGGTCAGAAGAGTTTTGCGCCCTGCAAATATTTGTAAACGGTAATAATAATTGACATATGGGAATATAATAATTAATATTAGATATGCATATTTGTTATATGTTAAATGTATATTTTAAGTTTGTACCTCTCCTCTTTGCGTTGCGAAGGCAAATATATAATTGGTGATTAACTTGTATAAAAATATAATGTAATTTGGTACAGCGCCTATAATTAGGCTCATTAAGGTGGTTACATGCAAAGTTAATGCTTCGCTAACTTTTTAATTAATTAAGGTATAATATGGTAGAGTCTTTTAATCCCGATGGCAGGCCAAGAAAATACGAAGGTGACAAAACCGACACTCAAGTTTACAAGTATGCATTACTTGGATTAACTGATAAAGAAATGGCCAATTTACTTGATATAACTGTATCAACATTCAACAAATGGAAGACTGATTTTCCAACGTTTTCGGAGTCAATTAACGATGGAAAGGATAAGGCGGACGCAGAAGTGGCTTCAAAACTACATCAAAGAGCTATAGGGGTGGAGTGGGAAGAAGAACAGGCGATTAAAGTAAAGCGCGGAATTAACAATGAAGAAATAGAAAAAATAAAAGTAAAGAAAAGATTGCCACCTGACGTTGGAGCTATAAACTCATGGCTAAGTAACAGGCAGCGAAAAAGATGGAAAAATAGACAAGACGTTGAACACAGTGGAGATGAAGAAAACCCTGTTGCAATAGATGTTGTACCAGACTTATCAAAAATATCGGATGAACAACTTGAGCGAGCAATCAGAATTAAAAGTAAATCTATCACCGGAGATTCTAGCGGGGCTTAGTGACATTGATTACATGCAAAAAGAATTGCAAGTAAGAAAAGCTCGAAATGATTTTTGGCAATATAGATTACTAATCAATAAAAAACTAAAAACAGGATGGTGGCAGCTAGAAATCGCAGCTAAGCTACAACAGTTTGCGCATGATCTAGCCAACGGTAAAAAGCCAATATTAATAATACAAGCGCCGCCACAGCACGGCAAGTCGGTGCAAATAATAGATTTTCTAACATGGTTAGCTGGTAAATATCCGCATCTTAAAAAAATATTTGCATCTTTTTCGGATAGATTAGGAATACGTGCAAATTTACGAATGCAACGTATAATGGAGTCTGAAGAATTCAAGCGTGTGTTCCCTGATTTTAAATTACCCACACTCAAGGACGCAGGATATACAAAAAATAGAAATTTAATTGAATATTTAAATGAAGAAGGGTCATTTAGAAATACAACAGCTGGTGGATCAATAACTGGTGAATCATTAGATTTGGGTATAATTGATGACCCCATAAAAGGGCGTGAAGCCGCCAATAGTGAAACAATAAGAGATAAAGTATGGGAGTGGTTTACAGATGATTTTTATACTAGATTTTCTGAAGATGCAGGCTTATTAATTATTGGTACAAGATGGCACATTGATGACCCCATAGGAAGGTTGATTAACGCTAAATTAGGTAATCTAACATTACTAAAATATCCAGCGATTGCTATAAATGACGAAAAAAATAGAAAAGAAGGTGAGCCTTTATTTCCTGAATTAAAATCAAAACAATTTATTTTAATAAGAAAGAAAACCCTTGGCACTCATAACTTTGAAGCACTATATCAACAATCGCCAATATTAATTGGAGGTGGAATATTTAAAGACGAATGGTGGAAGTATTATGATTTATTGCCAAAAATCAAGTATTCAATTATAATTGCAGATACAGCCATGAAAACAAAAGAACGAAATGATTATTCTGTTTTTATGTGCTTAGCTTATGGTGAAGATAAAAATGCTTATGTTGTTGATGTGTTGCGCGGAAAATGGGAAGCCCCGCAATTAAAAACTCAATTTGTGGCTTTTTATAATAAGCATAAGGCGAACGCTAGTTTGAAGTTGAGACAAGCGTGTATTGAAGATAAATCAAGTGGCACAGGGTTGATACAGACTATTAAGCAAGAAGAGAGGATACCAGTGAAGGCTATAAAACGTGATACGCAAGATAAAGTATCAAGAGCTCAATCAGTATCGCCATTAGTCCAATCTGGGTATGTGTTCTTAAATAAGAGCACACCTTGGTTATCTGATTTTATAGGTGAATGCTCTGCGTTCCCTGATGGAGCACATGATGACCAAGTAGATGTTATATCGGATGGGCTAGATCAGATATATAATACAAAACGTGAATTTAATGCAAGGGCAATATAAAATGCAATTTAATCCATTTGATTATAAAACTAACGGTATATTACCAGCTAAACAAACTGACCACATGGTCATAGAAAAAAAATCAACATACCCTGTAAGCTGGCCGTGGCTAATAAATGGGCAGAATGGTGGTGAAAATAACACTCTTACAATAAAGCGTGCTTTGAAATATTATGATGAAGCAGCACCTGTATCAACGGCGATTGATTGGATTAATGATGAGTTTAAAAATCTGTCATTAGTGTTAAAAAAAGGTGAAGACGTAGATCGCATGGCTGATGTGTTGCGATTTATGCGATCTCCTAATGATGATATGACACAAGAGGACTTCTTAGAGAATACCGGTGCTTTGTATCTTATTTGTAATGAAGTGTATTGGCTAGCAACGGGCAGGCAAGGTAAAGAGCCGGCAGAAATATATATCATATCACCTGAACATGTAACGGTTGGAAAAAATAAAGACGGCCTTATTGATACCATGAAGGTAAAGGTTGCTGGTATGACGGAGATGGTTTTTAGTCGGTCAAGTGATGAGTATAGATTTTATTCAAATGATGGGGATGCTGAATTATGGCAAGTAAAAGGATTTAGCGCGGTAAGTGATGAAGTGTCAGGCGTAAGCTCTGTAATAGGCACGTCAAACTTAAGCAACGCTCGTGGGCGCTCAAAGTTATCATCAATAACCCGCGAAATTAATCAATACATCGAAATAGGCAAGCACAATCTTGCGACATTAGATAATGGCATGAAGCCATCAGGGACTATTGAAGTGCCGGACGGCGCTGTATTAGATGACGATCAATTCGAGCGATTAAAAGAACAAATAATTAATTATTACAGTGGTGCATCAAATTCAGCAAAAACATTAATATTAGACAACGGTATGAAATTTATACCATCGTCTTTAACTGCTAAAGATATGGATTTTGAAAAGTTAATGAAGTCAACTACATTAGCTGTTTTTAATAGGTATAAAGTGCCGCTGCCATTAATATCACCTGACAACATGACACTTGCTAATATGGAGTCAGCAAGGCTTAATCTTTATGATAATTGCGTTATTCCACTTGCTAGGCGCATATTCCGTGAATTAACAAATTTTTTAGCTCCTAGGTTTAATTTAACTGAAGATGAGCTTATATGTTCTGACATGGATGCTATAACAGCGTTGCAAATAAGAAGAAATCAAGAACTTAAGCTTAAAAAGGAATTAGATATACTTACAAAGAATGAATTACGTAAAGATATCGGTAAAGAAGAAACTGTTGGCGGTGATGTGCTTTATCAGCCAATTAATTTAGTGCCAATAGGTACAGCATATAATTCCACGCAAGCCAACGAGCCTGCAAGCACTGAAGACGACACAAGCAATGAGCAAGTAAAAACATCACGTGTTGAATTTGTGAAGCTTATGCAGGCTCAAGTTGACAAAAAAGGCAATAGAGTTCTAACTGATGATGAAATTCATGAAATAGCAAATAATGAAGAACTGACTTGACTTATAATAGATACTAATATAATATACCTTTGTTGTATATAAAGGGTATTGGGTGGTGGGCAAAAAAAAGGAGTAGCATGTCAGTATTAATTAAAGGAAAAGAATATGCGGGCAGAGATTATTAAAGCCGCTGCTAGGGCAATAATTGCCATGCTTTGGGTGGCTCTAGCACTTTTTGCATTGTGCCAATTCGTTTTGCTCACTGCGACATTGGTGCTTATGCTTGGCCAGGAGTTGTCTTTATATCTGGGTTTAGTTACAGTGTTTGTGATGCTTTTTTATAATTATTACAAAACGGAATGTAAGGATTTTAAATAAAGGAAAATGAATAATGAACATGAGCGCTGGCTATGTAACTAAAAAAGCTATGGCCTTATTGAATAAGTTGCATAGTTACACAATGGGAGCCACTGAGTTTTCGGGGTGCAGCGCAGAGAGGGCTGATGGAATACTATTTAGGCCGGAAGGTAGCACTTTAATAGAGACAAAAATGACAAAAGCTGACTTTAAGGCGGATGCTCGTAAGCCGTTTAGGAGCTGTGAGAGCAAAGGGATAGGTCAGTTAAGGTATTACGCTTGTCCAGAGGGGGTGATAAAGCCCGAGGAGCTGCCGAAAAAGTGGGGTCTAATCTACGTTTATCCAAAGAATAAATCCGCAAAGCTAATAAGTGGCTATGGTGGTACATACAAAGCCGGCAAGGAAAAAAAACACCCTAAATATGGCTGGAGTGTTCCGGTTTATGAGAGTCAAGGGGAAAGAGACTTTGAAAAGTGGCACTTTGATAAAGCGTGCTTAAAATTGGAATATCAATTCTTATACTTTTTGGCAAAGCGGTATAAAGATAGAGTTTTTATGGATAACATATGTTAATACTTAATAAGAACTAATTAATATTAATAAAGGAAAAGAAGTAATGCCAGTATTATATCAATGTGATTTTTGTATAAAAGAACCCGCGGAGCACAACCCAGATAGTCCAACTGCTTTAATTGTTTCAGGCAAAGAAGGAGAAAAAGATGGTTCAGTTATTTGTGAATCATGCATCGATATTTGCAATGAAATAATTGCGGAAAATAAAAAAAAAGAAGAGCAAATAGGGTGTTTATAAATGACGCTGGATGAGAAAGAAAGATAATAGGTAAAAAATGTTTAATATAGATAAAAAGCTTTTAAAGTGGTTTAAAAGAAAAAGACGGGATACTAGTAAAATCGAGATAGTAGATAAGCGCAAAAACAAGCGGGCTATTACTCCGGTCAAGGGGGGGTTAGATCCAGTGCGCGCCTCCATGATTGCTGCATGTATGCAGGGGTGCGAGCCGGTATTTGGTCAGTTTGATGGTAAAAAGCTAGAGATAGATAACTAGGGGGTTATTATGGGAAAGTATATAAACAAGGATGGAAAAGTTGGGGTTCTTGTATCAGTAGGATTTGGTGCTGGATGGTCTACATGGAATGATAACGAAGATTTTTTAGCAATGGACAAAAAGCTTGTCGAAATGAAGCTGAACAAAGCCCCAATAGAAGAAGTTGAGGCTTATTGTAAGAAAGTAAATGGCGAAGCTCCATATATGGCAGGCTGGGGCAATGTTGAGGTAAGGTGGATGAGGCAAGGGGCTGTATTTAGAGTAAGTGAATATGACGGCAGTGAATCACTAGTAAGCGCTTGTGACGATGTAATGGAAGCTTAGCTTTTGAAAAGCTGAACTCTACTTTGCATATTTGAAAGTATAGTATATATTGTGCTATAATAATATCTAAGAAATATATAGGGTGCTCTATGAAAATAAATGTAATAGAATATACAATGATTTGCCTAATATACCGCAAGAATTGTTGTAACAAGGGAATGTAAATGATTATAAACAATACAATGGATAAGGATTGCACCTGCGTGTCAACTGCTGATATAGAGCCTTGTAAAGCAATCTGGCATATGCAGCGACAGGATGATAGTATTCCAGTAAATCGAAAAGAAAGACGTAAATTAAAAGCTAGAAAAAGAAAAAATGGCATCCCGACAAGATAAAATAGCAGCATCACAACTAGCACGTAAGCTAAAGTTAGAAAAGCAGTTTAAACCAAAGCTCACGCGCTTTTTTAAGCAAATAGGCCGTGATATAAATGTGATTTGGGGCGCAACTGGCAACATACCAACACTTTCATCTTTTGAATTCGAGCTGGCTGTCCTGCTTAAACAGCATTATAGGGCTGTTGCAAAAGCATTTTATAAAGAAATTCAAAAAGAGGCTAAACAAGCCGGACTTGCACTTGAAGTAAAGCAGGGGCAAGAGGTTATTGATAATGAGATTATTAACTTTATAACAAGTCAAAGCGCATCACAAGCGGCCATAATACTTGGCACTACCACAAAAGAATTGCAACAAATAATGTCATCTGTTTTACTTAATTCAGCACTTTCCGATACTCCTTTATCACAATTGCAAATTGGTAAAGAAATACAAAAACAATTTACTGATAGGACGGGGGCGCGAGTTGATACTATTGCTATAACTGAAACTAATATGACGGCAGAGCGTGTAAAAAACATTGAAAGTGATGCTTTTGCCAGTCAATTAGCACAAACAGGACAGGCACTAATTAACACATGGAATACCACATTAGATGAGCGCACTAGGCCGGCGCATGTTGCCGCAGATAGGCAAGAAGTAAAGCAGGGGAGGCCATATATGGTTGGCGGTGAGATGTTAAAGTTCCCTGGCGATATGTCGTTAGGTGCGTCTATAGGCAATACTATAAATTGCCGATGCAGTAGCGTAGCATCCATAGCTGGCGAGCCCATCGCACTAACTCCATCAGCTCCTCTAATTTCAACTAGATTAAATTAATTTTATTTAATAGTTGACACACTATAATAGAATCCCTTATACTTATATTATAATAGAAAGTAGGAGGAATTACTATGTTTATATTGTATATTATGTTTTTACTGATAGTGTTAAGTTCTATTTCGTGTTTTGCATTTATTAATAAATTAGAAAAAATTCTAAAGCACATGGAATCGAAGGAATATAGGTTAACAAGATTAAATAAATATAAATTATCTAAAGTTCAGGCTTGGCCATTAGTTAGCGGAGAATTTTAACATGGAGTGTTATATGAAAATTAAAGATTGTATTTTAATAGGTATGTTAATAGGCGTTATATTTACAATAGCTATATGTCAAGCTGGTTACGAAGATGATATGTATAAAACTCGCATGAAAGAATACAAGAAATAATACTTGATTACGTAATCAATAGGTGTATAGTGGGTATAGAAACAAAACAGGAGTATAATAATGACAAGCGATAAAAGAAAAGAACAAAACAAAGTAAATCAAGCTAAGTTTAGAGAAAAGAAGGTTGATAATATAACACAAGCTACTAACGCGCTTCTTGCAGTGACTGAAGAGCTTAAGGATTACGTTAAAGGCTTAAAGGAGAAGTAATATGAGGGCATTTCATAACGATGAGAAAATAAAAGAGAAATATATAGCTAGAGTTAAGGCACATCAAGTGGCTGATGAGATTACTCAAGGGATATACTGGGAGAATGGGCGTGGTTGTGCTGTGGGTTGTACATTGCATAGTGACGATCACTCTGCATATGAAGTAGAATTAGGAATACCAAGGATTATTGCAAGACTGGAGGATGGTATTTTTGAAGGATTGCCGTTAGAAGAAGCTAAAATATTTCCATTACGTTTTCTTGAGAGTATAAATGTTGGAGCTGATTTATCTTTGGTGGCTTCTAAGTTCTTTCATTGGTTGCTAGTCGACAAAGAAGATGGTGT